GGAGTCCCCAGCAGTGTGAAACCCAGAAATAGCAGGGTATGGTGTCGCGGAGACGGAAACCGATCCGCAATCCCCCCTATAAGTTGGGAAACAAGACTTCACAGTCCAAGAAGGAACGGGGTGTGTCAAATCTTCGTGCTGGAAAATATCAGAGATGGCTGTAGAAACCGGGTAGGTGTCCAGATCGATGGTGTGCTCCGAAACTTTCGGAATGTGGTAAAAACCTTCAACCACTGTATTGGGATCAGCTGGAGCCGGGGGAAAAACACTCTTATCTGGGTGCCACTTGTCAGCAGACACACCAAGATTAGTCATCAGCCTAAAAGACGTCAAATTGAGAAAGATGATGTCGCGCTCAGGAAAACGAGTGACGTTAGCCTCCGTCAGTTTGATATTGAAAGTGCCGGAAAAATCGACTATAGTCAAATACCAACTCGCCGCCTCAGGGAAAGAATGGTTGTTGGCTATAGCAGTGTTGGCTCCCAAGCCAAGTCCGTTGAATCGACTAGAAGTTGTCTCACTAGTCCTAAGACGAAAAGTGAGAATATTCTTGAAAATCCTCTGATTGAACTGGGAAATCCCGGCAGGACCATTGTGATTCCTCGCATTCGTGGTGGCTATGCGATGTTCAAAGCCTGGTAGATGGCGAGATATCCACACATTGGCCCCGGGTTCCTTGGCTTTCATCTTGACAAAATTCTCTGAGGACATGGGGTGACTTTGACCAAACTGAAGCTCAGACTCAGGAATCATCTTCTTGAGCCAGTAAAGTAAAGTAAAGCACGTGGCGCAGAACACACCGAGTGACACTAATAGCACACTCCTGGGAGGAGGGTTAAAAGTGGCCAAAGCGATGGTCCTAGCATACCTCGAGTCCAATCTAGCCCGAACATACCTATAGGGGTAGGTTATGTAAGGGATGATCATAAGGGGAGAAGTGAGCCAGGAATGCCAGCCGAGGACAGAATCAACAACGGAAGTGACCCCCCGAATCTGGGGGGCAACTCCAATGAGTTGGTCCTGAAAGACCTGAAGAATGGCGTAACACTTGAACAATATCATGGTGATAACGACACTGTACAAAACAAGAAATCCGCCAACAAGTGACAAAGTGGGGTTGTCATCGACAAAGCCAGACTGGAGCTCCCTCTGGATTTCACAAGAACACGCAGTACCAAACCTGAGACACGTATCACACATGGAAATCTCGGACATGCTGAGAGACTTTTGAACGATATACTCCTGCTGAGCCTCGTTTTCTCTGATCTCCTTGACCAAATAAGCGGAGTACTGGTGGATATCAAAGACGCCAACATCTTCATAAGCGGGATCGCCATTGGACTTGATAATGGGCTTCTGTACCTGAATGAGCCAAAGGTCATCGAACTTGTTGGGAACTTGAGCTGCGTTAGCCTTGACCACATCAAGCATGCGAAGATCAGCAGGGCCGTTAACTGAGGCGTTCGTAGAGAACTCTATTTTGGGAATCAGAGTGATGACACTACCAAATCTCCTATGAAGTGCGGTGGCAAACTTGAAGTAATTGCGGGCGCTAAGGTCCTTGGTGTTGGTGGTGGCCGTAATGACACTGGGTTGGAACAAGACCTTGCCTTTCTCATTGAGCTCGGCCATAGGCAGAGTCATCTTGATGTTGTTACAACAAGTGAGAAAAGGTTCAAGCGTGGGATCAACACCAGGGACAACACTGGGCAAGAAGCAAGCGACCTCATCGAAATTGACGAAAAGGTTGTCGCTAGTGTATGAGCTCCAGAATTTGTCATTGGGCGAGTGGGTGTACATGCGATTGCGGTCCATGGGAAGCCCAAGGGCTGCAAAAGAGATGGTGGCAGTGAGGTCGACGAAGAAGCTCTTGCCGACTGAGGTGTTGCCGCTAATTAAAACGACATATGGGGCCTTACGCAGGCCGTTGGTCTGTGTCTTAAGATCCAGATCAACACGGACAGCATCCAATCTACGCTTAAGATTGCAGAAAAAGACGCGCTCCGGAGAACGGGGCGAAAGAGCAGACTGTTTGAGCATAGCTTTCGAAACCAAGGAATGAAGGTCCTCGATCTCGGTGACAAGTTCAGTCAGGGTGGAATTGAAATAGGAGAGATTAGCAATCTCAGAAACAATTTTCTCCACACGAGTGATGC